ATGGATTGGATTAGTAAAATGGATTGGACTTTAATTTGTGATATATTATCAACAATATCTGCATTAGGTGTATTGGTTTGTACTATTATTGGTTTTAAGTTTATTGGTAAACAAACTAACATAGCGAAAAATAAAGATATGCTTATCCTTATTCAGAAAGATTTCAATCTCTGTTTTGAGGATTTTGAACGCAAATACGATATTTTTTTTGAAGAATTTGAGAAGTTAATAAAAAATTCATGTTTAAACGATAAACAATTCGAGAGTTATAACAAAAATATTAATAACAATAAAATGGCGCAAGATTATGAGAACAAAATAACTGAGATTAAAAATAGTCTAGAACAATTTAACTATGAATTACCCAGTGAAAAATTAACTAGAATGATAGAGCCGTATCAATGGTGGTTTGATTTTATTCAATGCAAACCGCAGAAATTCCATGTTAAAAAAAACGCCAAATATTTAATAAAGAAGTTTATAAAAAATATCAATATAAATGACTTACAAGAAATACACGACAAAATTGCTATTGAAAACGATTTACTTAGCAAGTTGGAAGAGATAAAAAAACAGCACAATTCAGATATAGACAGTCTCAAAAAACAAACTAGTAACATATTATCTGATATCGCAAAAAAAGCATTATAGCTCAATCCCTTTAAATTCGTCTAATGCTTGTTTTTGTTCGTCTGATAGGTTGATATCTATCTCACCATACTCAAGCAAGTAAGTACCGAATGACATTAGGAAAGCAACCGCAGGATCTATCTTGTTGGCTGCTTTCTTTTTATTGGGTTTAATATTTGCATTAGCATCAGTTTCCATAACCACATTACCTACCGCCCAAGAGAGAACAGGATCGCCATTGTGCCTAATGCGTTTACGGCTGATAAATACTTCGGCAGTTTTTGACGTTGGGCTATAGCGTGCATAGGTTTGAGGAAATGGCTCAACGTCTAAGCCAATATTTTGTAATTGAGTGCGTAATTGCGTGGCGTTCCATACATCAAAGCCAATTAGCTTAATATTAAATTGTTCGCTGTCTTTTAAAATATCATCCCGTATCTGGTCATAATCGATACAATCACCTTTAGTAACTCGTATCCATCCTTGATTAACCCATTTACGGTACATCTCACGGTTTTTATTGGCCACATTATTAAGCTGATATTCAGGAATGTAATGCCGTGTTAATAATCTTACCTCGGTTTCAAACGGAAACGAATAACAGACGCTAGTAATATCACTAGTAGATGATAAATCTAATCCAGCATAGCAATCTAAGCCTTTTAAATCACCTTCTGAGTAATCAGCCTTACACGCAATCCAGCTACCAGTATTTACCCAAGGCGTGGCACCATTACACCAAATATTAAAGCGTTTAGTTAGCATTTCGACCCATTGCGAGGGTATGCCTCTGGCTTTCTTAATGGTGTCCTCTAAGGCAACCCTATCGACGGAGATATCAAGATTGGGATTGGCTTTTATCCATAAATTAGGGTTGTCGATTGCGCTCTCATCGTCCAGTTCGTAAATAAGCACAAATTGCGATTCGTTAACCTCGTCACCTGCTAGAATCTGGCAACAATAATCATAATGCTGTTTACAGGCTGATATTGTGTTACTGCCTGCGGTAGTGATAGCAAATAAAATCCCCTCAGGTCTTGCACCCATCCCTAACTCAAGGGCTGAATATACGCCATTATCAGGGTGTAGATGATATTCATCCACAATGGATAAGCTAGGGTTAGTCCCCTCAATAGTAGCAGCCTTTGACGCCAAAGGACGTAATAGACTATTTTGCTTAGGATTGATGATTTTATGCTGTTGAATGGTGACCCTTTTCTTTATTGGCTTGCTTAATATGGCCATCTGTCTTGCATCATCAAACACAATTCGGGCTTGGTCACGGCTAACGGCTGCGGTATAGATATCTTGTTGCCCTTTTTCCATCACTAAGAACCAGTTAGCCAATATTGCCGCTGTTGTTGATTTGGCGTTTTTTCTCGGTACTTGTACATAGGCACTGCGATACTTGCGTAGCCCTGTGTTGATGTGCTTAAAACCCAGCAGATTAGCAAATAAAAATTGTTGCCACGGCTCTAAGTTAATAGGCTGACTTCTAAGGTGTCCTTTGACGTGAGGACAAACCTTTGAGAATGAGATAAATTTAGTGACTATCTCACTATCAAAGTAATAATTTGGATTATCTAAATCAATAAAATAGCGATTTACTGCTTGTTTTAAGCGTTTACAAGCAGAAATATCCCCATTTTTAACAGATAATGCGTAATTATGCCAAACGGTCAAGCTCGTCTTCCTCTTCAACTTCTACGGGATTTTTGCGACGACTAACAGGGTCGAAGCCCAGTAATGAAGCCATTTTAATCATAATTTTTTCAGCTTCTGACTTTGCACTTAATGCAGGGTTACGGCTTTCTGTACCTTGTGAGTTAACGATTGAAAACCCACGCTTTGCAATGTCTTCCATTGCTTTGCGATACATTGAATAATTAACGCAATATAGCTCTAAGTTAGTCCAGTCGGCTGGCTGAATATCATCACGCTGTGCTAAGTGGTCGGCTCTGAGTTTCCATTGCTCTTTAGCTAATTTATCTAAATATTTGGGTGCTTTCATCTTATTATTTTTCCTCTACTTTCTAAAAAATCACCGTGCGTAAAAATTTGAGGAGGGGGGCGGTCTTTTAAGTCTTTGATTTTCTTTGAGCAACTCCCCCACCCCCTTATATTGTTCATTAATTAATCGATATGCAAAAATGCACATCCCTAGCGGTTAGCGCCATAACCTCGTTTATCTATTACTCTTGTCTTATAGCTATGACAATCACGGCATAATGGTTGATGATTACTTGCTTGCCAAAAGAGAGGATCACTTTGTCCATCCTCAACAGGTTTGATATGGTCTATCACAGTAGCAGGAGTAAGTAATCCTTTATCATTACACATCTTGCATAGTGGGTTATGCCTAAGGTACTCAGCTCGATATATTTGCCATCGATGATTATAGCCTCGTTGTGCTGCTGTTCCTCGTGCTTTATCTTGCTGTTTATCTCTTCTATGCTCATCACATCGCCCTGATTTAACACGGTTACGACAATTAGGATATGAACATCTTTTTAATGGTTGTATTGGCATCATTCACCTAATAGATAGCTGGGTCACGGTAAACGCTCCAAAGCATATCAACAGTATGGGGCACTTCCTTAATTGTTAAGTCGGCAATCGTTTCTCTATTGGCATATAAAGATCCAATATAAAGTAAACATCCTACTTTAATCGCTGGTGTAAATTCCAAGCCATTATCAAATCTTTTCCCTATATGCTTTTGACAAGCTTCTATTGCAGCATCAATATATAATTGTAATAGTGTATCTTCATCTATATCATCATAATCAATACGACAATGTGCTTTAACTTCATGTAAAGTAATCAAGTTATTCATTATCGATCTCCTTTTTCACTTCAACAGTTTGCTTCCATGCCTGACTAAATTCTTCGCCTCCCTCATAAGGAGGTAATCCCTCTTTTAGTCGTGCTTCATTAGGATTCATTACTCCTGATTTAATCGCAATGTTATAACTGTTAAAGCGATCTATCGGGCTAGTACGCATCAGATCGGATGTATCAAATTCAATTAAGTAACGGCTTTTATCTTGACTAACATCAATCATCAAGGCATCTTTTAATTGTTGTTCAAAGTTAGTTAGCCATGGTCTTAGCGTTAATGTTAAAAATGAGCGTGTAGCTTCTGAAAAGTTACTGTATGAGCTATGGGAATATTCTTGTATAAACATCGGGCTAATGTTAAAAATACGTGCAATATCTTCAATAGTAAACCGCCTGCTTTGCAACCACTCGGCATCTTGATTACTCATACCTAATTGCTCGTATTTCATACCGCCCTCAAGGATAGGCGTTTTCCCTGCATTTTTTGCCCCTTTATAACGCTCTAATGCGTTTAGGGCTTTTTTGCCTTTTGCGTCGTCCATCCATTCAGCCATAGAAACATAACCACTAGCCATTAAGCCATTTTTCATTACAGATGAGCCATGGCGTTGCTGCGCTAGCCCCAATCCTATTGCTTCACGGCAAATAGTTACAGGGGAACGCCCAATAAAGCCGTCATCACTCGCATAACGTAAATGTAATACTTCATCTTGTAAGTAATTTGTGACATTACCATCCTCATCAACAATGGAGTAAGCATAACGTCCATTACCTAATCTTTTTGGCGTAACAGCATAAGGTGGAAAGCTTTCAAGCCCACTAGGTCGCCCATCATTACCCCAATGAATGACCGCATAAGCATTACCACCTAATAAACAGTGGCGCATCATCGTGCGTTTAAACTGGTAAGGTGTCTGTTTGGTGTTTGGCATCTCATTTAGCAAATATTCAACAGGATGGCTTGATATGCGTTCACGTTCGCCTTTTTTGTTAAGCTTGTAGAGATAACACGGCATTGAGGCAACGGCTTCACTGATTACCGTGACCGCATTCATCACGGCAGGCAATGCCTCGGCTGAGCTAGGCGATACATATTCGCCCGAATTTGTATTAGGCAAGCCAAGGTAAGCGATTAACTCGTCAACCGTCATGCTTCGTTGCTCTTTCTTTTTACGGCTAAATAATCCCATGTTTATAACTCCATAAGGTCAAGCCATGCTTTACTTAAATCAGGCTGTAATTTTGTTTTAGCTTCAAGCATCGAGCGTTTAGCAATTTGAATATCACTTTCTTGGTAGGCGGGTATACTGGTGACCGTCACCTCAAATAATTCGGCTGCGCTGACAGTTCTTAAACAAGGCTCTTGATTAAAATCCCATGATTCTTGAGTAGCCATAAACCCAAACGACATACCTCGAATATCACCACGTCCAACACTGACAAGCAAATCACGCCCTAATTGAGTATCAGGTGGTGTAAGCTCAAACCTTAACCCAATATCATCCTCATTAAGAATTAATGTATTTGAAGTAGTACGACCTAATAAAGACTTCGGATCATGCTCAAATAAAGCACGAATATCAGGATTATTATTTAATGATTGGCTAAAAGCCCTAGGAGCGAATTGCTCATAAAAATCACCCCATATTAATTGCGATCGGCTGTTCCACTTAACCACATAACCCACTAGTTTAGTATCGTCTCGTGTTATTTCGGTGCTTCTAATTTCATATTGTTTCTTATCCATATCAACCTCAAAGGGGCATATAGCCCCTGTTATTATTTACCTGCTGATAGTTCTAAGATTTTGATAGCGTTAGAATCAACCAAACCACCGCCTAAATATTTATCGGTATGGACTTTATAGAATCCTGGCTCTGTGATATTGTCGGGTCTGGTTCTTACCCCTGTTTCATGATCAACAATGTAGTAACCCCGTTTAAAGTCACCCACCGCAACAACGGCACCCGTATCATTCATATTTTCTAAATAATGAACAGGTTTACCTAACAGCATATCAGGATCACCTGCTTTTAAACCATCACGCCAAATATAATCACCATTACCATTTTTAAGTTTTTGTAATGTTGCTGCAGTATTTGAGTTCATTACCCATACAGCATTTTTACGGTATTTCTTCTTAAGTTTGAAAAGTAAATCAATTAAACTATCTGCCGTGATTGCGGTAGTTGTCATCTTTTCTAGTGTGCCAAATGGACGCACTTTATCGGCTTGTGCTGCTTGCGGATAAGCAAGGAATCCTTTAGCTTTTTTAGTGCCATTACCATTAATTAAGTCTAATTCTTCGGTTTCGACAAAAGTATCTTTGATTTCATCGGTTAACCAACTTAAGACATCCAAATCACTAAAGTCTAAGATTTCTTGCGTTGTTTTAGGATAAGCATAAATCGGGTATAACTTGATTGATACTTCTTCAAGTTTTGGGGTAGCGGTTTCCGTTCTAGCTATTCCCTCTTCGCCGTGATTAACCGCTGCGCCACCTACAGATACCAGTTTTTTATATTCGTTTGAGCCGATTTTTTTAACCGTACAAATCGCACGCATTTCCGATTCATCCGATAACTGGCGCATGATTTCTTTATCTAACTCAGGAATAACCGTATAACCGCCGTCAGCAGGTACGCCAGTCGATAATGAACGGCTTTCCCCCGTGCGGATATAGTTGCGTAACTCTTCATTAGTGAGTTTTTTATCGACGGGCTTACCTTTATCCGCAAGGCTACGCTCTTCATTGGCTAAGGTTTCATAGTTAGCAATATCTGTATTGAGTTGCTCAACATCAGCCTTAATGGTATCAAATTGTGTTTTTTCCTCAGGGGTCATACTGCGGTTTTCTTGCTCTGCTTTGTCAAGCATTGAGCGCATTTCGGCTACTTTGGCCGCTTTTAATTGACGTAATTCAATCAGTTTTTTCATATCTATATTTACCTGTATTAATAAATTATTTACAGCGAGATATGAAAGGCTTTGAAAGTTGATAGTGGTTAAACTATAGAAGGTGCTGCGCTTTGGTTTTAGACTGCCATATCTGCGCTAATTAGTGGTTATTCTATTAACCCAAACAGCAGTCTAACAAAACAAAATAATATTGTTAATTCAATGAATTAGGTAAAATTAATCAGAAAGCATCAGAACAGAATTATCTAATCTTTATTTAATATTGGAGTATCGTCCAACTTGTCTCGGTATTTTTCTAAATGTTTAATCAATAAATTAAGTTGATCTTTATTTGTCGCTATGGGCTCATCTGATAAAACATGCCGAATAAAACCATGGGCATCACTATAAAAAAAAGCATTTTTGTTTAAGAGTTTTTCATATTCAGAATTTTTCATATCAGCAATAAAGTTAGTGATATCGTAATAGTCGTTATGGTCTTTAATGTCTTGTACTGTAATTGGCATGATTGCCTCCTATTTAATGTTTATTGTATTTATGGGTAAATCGGTTATGAAGTTCGTTATCAACCTCTAACGCAGCATCAGGGAACCAGTCATTACACTTATCATAATCAAGGTGTAAGTTAGTCCTGCGTCCCTCGCTATGCCTTGCTCTTATAATGACTTCTACATCATATTCTTTCATGGCTGATGGTAAAGCATTAACAAAGTTTCGAAGCGATAATGGATTTTTCAAGTTATTATTTTCGATAAAAGTAATATAGGCATGATATAAAAACCGCTTAAACTGTATCGGTGTCGAGTATTTACCTATCATCATTCCATCGGGTTTATCTGTAGCAAAAAGATAACTACAAAAATCAATCAGTGGGTTAGTTAATCGTTTCACTTCGATAGCCTCCGATGATTTTTGCTGTTTAATTAGTAATGATTTAGCCTTGCTATCATCCTTAAAATAGTTAAAGAGATGCCGAATAATAACGGATAACTCTGCGCTAATTTTATCTTTAAGGTTAGGATCTCTTTCGTTAGCAGGGACAGGCTCGCCAAAGTGAAAAATAACCCTGCGCCGTGAGATACCGCCATCATCATTACTAAATGTCATTGGGTTATTGTTAATCGCTAATATAACCCCCTGTATCTTAGTTGAATAAGGTTTCTTGTATTTTTCATCTATTGCCACCTCATCACCTCCAGTAATCGCCTTGATACCGTTACCCTCACCGATATATTTGGCTTGGTCAGGTAAGATGATTAATGATTGCCCAACAATAAGCGACCTTTCTCTTGGTTTTTCTAAGGCTTCCATATTTGCCGATACCGTATTATTCTTGCCTGCTAGCATGGTAGCAATCTCAGCAAAAACACTTTTACCGCTACCGCCTGCGCCTGTAACCTCTAAGAATAATTGCCAGTCATAACGATTGGCTAAAATCATGTATAGCGCAGCTTTTATCGCATCCATTTTGATTTTATCTTTTTTAGCTGAGCGTGATAACCACTGATAAAAATGTGGTGCATGACGTTCCAAGTTTTCATTAGATACACTATCAACGTAATCAACATTATTAATTGATTGTAACCAATGGCTTTTAGAATGAGGCTTAAAAGCACGAGCTTGTAAATCAAAAACGCCATTTTTAAACCCGATTAAATTTCTAGCTTGTTCACCTTTTAACGGTATCTGTAGTTTCATGGTATCAATGGTTGATTTAACCCCTTTTTCTGAATAATGCGCTTTTGCTTGCCTGAATAGCTGAACTAATTCACGCTTTAGATCCATTTCAGCAATCATCTGCCAAACATTATCCTTATACTGATAGACTTCATTAGTAAGCATATCTAAGGCAAGATTATTGTCATAGTGCTCTATAAGTACATCTGCTTTCTGGCTGGCTTGCATTTGCGATAAGTCGGGAACGGGATTATGGGCATTTTTCGTAATGCCAACGTCTTGGCTTTTACCTTGTAAGTTACATTCAGCTTTTTTGATATTGCTGTCAAATACCACTGTAGTTTTATTCATGCCATGTTGTTGCCTATAATCATCCCAATCACATTTATAATCTGTATCAGGAACGGAGTAATAACCATTTACCGCTTGGGCTGCCTCTATTGCTTTAGCTAAGCCCGTATTAGGGCTTTGACCAATATCGTTATCACCTGCAATAATGATTTTAGCGGTATGATTTAACTCACGAATGCCTTTAGCCACATGAATAAGATTGCCTGCGTCAATAGCGGATATAACAGTAGACTGCTGGCGGAATTCCGCTATCGATATCCCTGTAGCCAAACCCTCACAGATAATAATTTCATTATGTGTGAGCAAATTTGTGCACACCTCGGCAGGTCTGCTCAATATTGAGCGCACTAATATAAAAGCACTTTTCTTATTTGAGCCTTTCATTAAGTGCTTACTGCCGTCAGGTTCGATAAATTGGCCACCTGCGTATTCATTATGAAGATTCAGCATGGGCACAAAAATGCGCCCGTTATCTAACAAGGGTAAATCAAAGGTTAATCCTTTCTTGGTCAGGTATTGAGATTGCCCTAATGTTGCTTTAGATAGCAAATACTCGACCTTTTTACATACGGGATTATCTGGTATGTTATCATTATGTAATTGTTCGGAATCTATTTTCCTAAATGCGAGATTTTCCCGTATTTTGTTATTCTGATTAGACAGATTTAAACACTCCACTACTTTACTCGATGCTTCTTTAGCGTCGCATTGATAATAGTTTTTGATAAGCTCTAAGCCGTCACCACTACCACACTGGTTACAAATGTAAGTACCTCTACCATTTTGGTTATCAAATCTAAATCTATCTTTACCGCCACAGACAGGGCAAGGGCAATGCTTGCCATTACCCACTTCAATACCTAATGATTGAAAGATATAATCCCATTTACCTATAGCTTGGGTTGTAATTTCATTGATTTTCATCTTATAACCCCTTGCGTTCGGTTTCGCTTCTAAATAGCTTTTTAGAATCACTAATCAAGTCTGATATGGCATCAAGGGCATAAGCTCGTAACTCATCATTAATTGGCATATCAGAATCACAATCACCCATTAAAAGCGTGGTGATAGCGTTAGCTTGTCCTAGTTTTGCATTGATAGTATTAATTGCGTCCAGTGAGATATTAGCCATTATTCTTATCCTCCGTTAATCCGCACCCTTGTAACTCATCAAAAGCTTGCTCTACTAAATCAACGATAGCCCACAGTAAATTACTCATATCGGTTTGTTCGATAAAAGGCTCGTCATATCCTGCGCACTTATAGTTAGTATTATCTAAGGCAATTTTAGCCATGCTCCGAACTTGAATAAGTTTAGATTCAACATTACAAATTAACTGATCATTATTCATGGCTGTAACCTCCAAAGCTTCTGGCTCTTTCAATAACTGGATATAAGCGAATTCTGGCAATAAAGATAAGGGATGATTTGCCTAGGCTCTTGCGTGCTTGGCGTTCGGTTGTTGCCGTTGTTTGGACTACTTGAGCCGTTGATAGGTCATAGAATTTATATAGTTTTTGATTGGATATAACAGGGGTAGGGATAGTAGTCATAGTGACAGCCTCCAAGTAATGATTTACATAACCACCGCTAGAGGTTCCAATCTCGTTGGCGGTGACGTTAGCAGGGTTGGAACTACTGGTTACTTGGTGACCCAGCCATCCTTTCGGATGCCCCACTAACGCCACCATAGAAGAAATATTGATAAATAGGTGTGCGCAAGCATTGACACAAAAAAAGACGCTTTGGGCGTCATGTGTCGCCAAGTAACTGTTCAGGGTTCCAATCCTGACCTTAGATTTTGCTAAGGCGTTATCAATATAGCCCGAATGATTGAGATTGTGCAAGTGTTTTTTACTTGATTTATATAGTTTGGGTTGTCTTGCGCATAGGTGTACGCTATCATAGCGGTTAGCCATAATCATTACCTCGTTTAATGTTATTGTGGTTAGATGCCTCGATAGTGTTCCCGCACTTCGGGACATTGCTTTTTTTAGTATGTGACAGTAACATGTCATCACACATAAATACATTACCACTAACGTAATAGAGGTGTCAATACACATGTCAGAAAAAAGACGAGGTAATCCTCCATTCCAATTTAGACTAGATCCTGAGTTACGTCTTGCCATGGAAAAAGCACAAAAAGAAGATGGCGACGAATCACTTGCTGGTTGGATGAAAAGAGTAATCCGAAAAGAATTACAATCACGAGGAATAGAGGTTAAATAACCAATGCAAGAAAAAAAAGATAAGAAAAAAACAGATCGTTCTAACAGTACAAGAAAAATTATAAGGTTCGAAGATGATCTACTTGAACAAATTAACCAACAAGCCAAGAAAGATGGTGAATCTTTTTCTGGTTGGGTCAAAACTGCTTGTAAAATGAGATTGAATAAATAATTAAAATCCTTTCGAACGCTTCCGAAATCTACCCAATTTTTTAGCTCTGCGTTATTATAAGAACGTGCTTTAAATGCGTGACGCTTTGGCACAATCTCAATGCATCTAATTATATCTACTGTCATTGAAAATTCCTTATTAATTGATTTTAATGTTTGAATAAAGGCAACTGTAACAGGTTGCCTTTTTTATTACCGAACATGAGTAATCCCACCGTTGGGACTAATTAAATTAGCAAGAGCATTAAACCGTCTACTCACTTCTCTAATTGCTTCTGTCGGTGAATCGATTTCTTTAAATACGGATGTTTCAATCTGTTGTAAACAAATCAACATACCTAATTGAACTTCATCAGCATTTTGTCGCTCACCAGTAGATAAACCAATCATTTTATTTTCAGCTCTAGCAAGGTTTATATAGTGATGTTTTTCTACTCCTTGCATGGTTGATAATGAATCTCGGCTTTCATGGTAATAGGCTAATGATTCACGTTTTACGGCTTCACGCTTACGACTAGCAGCAAAGGCTTTGGTTACATCTAATTTAAATCTAACAATATCTTTATGATTCTTACCTCTGATTAACCGAGATATAAAATCAAATTGAATTTCATTTAGTAATACATATTTACTTTTACTTGCACCCGTTCGGTGTTTGCACGTTTCGATTTGAAATGGAAGCGTGCCTAATTCCCGAAGCTCACTTTTATTTTTATTAACTAAAGACATCAAACTCAAATGTTTAATTCCCATTTTTTCAGCTACCAAACGGCTATCAATACGAACCTCTTTAGATTGAACTAATTCAATATCACCTTGCTTAATAATCATCTTAGTAGCTCCCATTAGCAAACCCTCGGCGTTTAGTCGGTTGATTTATCTTTGCTACTGCTGGAGGGTTGTCTATCCAGTGAAGTAATTCCACTAATGACCAACCGCAAGAATTAGCTCCTAACGATTTTCTTAATGGATATTTACCTTCTTTCTCAAGTTGCCAAGCAGTAGAACGGGCGATACTTGTAATTTTGTATCGTTCATTTTCACGAACAAGACGATCATATTGGATACCGTATTTATCCCTAATTGCTTTGTGTTGTTCTAATGTGATTGAATATGACATTGAAAGCCCCTTACTGTACTCGGTTGCTTTCTAAATAGGTTTTAACTTCGGCCATATCGTAAACTACTCGACGCTTGCCAACTTTAATACCTTTGGGGAAATTTGGATCGTAGCGTAATGTATTCTTAGCACAACCTAAGATTAACGCCAGTTCATCAAGGGAATAATATTTAGGAGTATTTAACTGCATTTCTTACCTCATTAAGTTCATTTGTGTTTAACTTAATGAGGAGTTTAGAGAGTATTTTATTATTTTTTGTGAATTTACATTTTAGGTTGTGAGTTCACAAAATCATTTTAAATCTAATTCGATTTTATTTACCCAATCTCGAACAATGTCCCCTGAAGGTAAATTATTTACTAATCCATATTTAATGAAATCTTCCCTAATTGTACCTATTTCACCTTTTACATTATTACAAGAATCTTTATTAATTTCTTGTCGAGGATTTTCAGCTACATCTTCTCCATAGTGGATATAAAGTAATGCTTTAATGAATGCCAATTGTTTTGATGTAGGTTTTTTCTCATTCGAACCAAATTTATCTAACATATTTTTTAGAGATAAATTTTCTAATTCATTTTCGTTCAATTTTTTGTTTAATTCTGATATCTTATCGTTAGCTTGCTTTAATTTAATATCCATCTTATTTTTTTCTGCTAACAATACATTATAAGTTTCTAATGTGATTCCTGAATGATAGCTCTTTTCTATATCATCAAATAAAAAACCAGGTTTTTGATTAGGATAATATTTAGTCATCCACTCTTTTAAATCTGTATGTGTTACAGTTATTCTATGTCTAGCTACTTGTTCACCTGCATTTACATTTTTACCATCTCGTCCATAAGGAATCTGACCATTCATAGCTGCATATAATATCTTTTCTGCGTTTACAGCTAGGCAAGGCCACTGCGGGAACATATTTGCTGGCGGAATATAATATTCATTCATAGTGGATAATATGTAACTTTCTTGAGCCATAAGATTACACCATCTAATAGCCGCTTCAATGGGCCTATAATAAGCTTTTTCAAGTGAATTACAGCTATATGAGTCGTAAGTATTCATTTGCCCCCCAAACAATAACCCTAATGAAGAAGTTACGCCAGTTCGTTAGGGTTACGAATGTTCAGGAGCTACCCTAGGCGTAACTAATTTAATTTACTGAATATATTTAAATATAATTATACCACCACTGGATAAAATTACATGTTTTTTTAATATTGCTTTTTAGAGAAATCTGGCTATCCAAAGGAAAGGCTCTCATTTAGAAATCAGTACAGATTTAGAATCAAACCTAATGACATAATTTAATGTTATATCTGTTATTATTATCTTTTAATAACACTTAAAAAAATATATATAAATCAATTATATTATGTTATTAGTGTTGTTAGTGTTATTAAAAATAATATATAAAGTATATTCCTATATAAGAGGCAATAAAAAACCAGTCTAGTTGACTGGCTTAATATATGGCTATGGCAAAACTAATCATTAACGGTTTTCAAAGCATTACTCCCTGATAAAGACACATTCCCTTGGCTTGCTTGCTCTACAAAATCACCCCACCATTGCATCATATCTCTCCTTTTATCTAGGTAGTTAGCTCGGTTATAAATAGCTCTGATTGCGTTTCTGTCCACATGAGCTAATGAAACTTCAATAAGGTCATAATCAAAGCCATGCTCATTTAAAGCTGTAGATGCTAATGACCTAAACCCATGAGCAACTAACTCACCTTTAAAGCCCATTCTTTTAAGAGACATGTTTATTGTTTCTTTGTTCATTGGTTTGTTATAGGGTGATTTTAGTGTCGGGAAAACAAATTTAGTATGACCACTAATAGGCTTCATTATTTCCAGTAGGTTTATGGCTTGTTTGCACAATGGTATGAGATGATCACGTCTCATTTTCATCTTTTCAGCGGGTATTATCCATAGTTTATTATCTAGATCTATTTCTTCCCACAAAGCACTTACTGCCTCACTTGGTCTTGTGATAGTCAATAATTGCCATTCTATTAAGCATCTGGTTTGTAATTCTATATTAGCCAAAGAAAGGGCTTTCATTACTCTTGGTAATTCTGACGGCGGTAATGATGGTTGGTTTTTAGTTATAGGCGTTTTAAAAACTGTACTCATTCTGACCACAGGGTTAATATCAATAATATCTTGTGTAACAGCGTAATCCATAATTCGATTTATTCGCTGAATAATACGCCTAACTGTATCTAATTTCCCTGCGCTTTCTAATGGTCTCAAAACAGGAATAAAATCTTTTGCTTTAAGTTGATTTATAGGAATATCACCTAGCGCAGGATAAATATAGTTTTCTAATGAGCTTTTAATAATGCTTATAGTGTTATTGGTGAAACCTTTTGATTTCTGCAATTCGATCCATTTATCTGATATTTTTTTAAAAGTATTATTATTTTCTATTACTGATTGTTCTATTAATGATTTTCTTCGTTCTTGTGGATCTATACCTTGGCTTACTAATGTTCTATATTCTTCTCGTCTTTGCCTAGCCTGCTGTAATGTAACTTCAGGATAACTACCAAAACTAACCAAAGCCCTATTATTGGACACTGGATTAATATAATTAAATCGCCATATCTTTGAGCCAGTCACTTTGATGAGTATATATAATCCATTACCATCGGACAAAGTGTAATCCTTATCTTTTGGTTTGGCTGTTTTAATTTGAGTATCATTTAAAGGTTTTATTATCTTTGCCAT